TCAACTTTGGCTTTGTTCAATACTCTTTTTTCGGGAGAAATGCTAGTGTCTAATTCCGGTATATTATCTTCATCTTCAAGATCATTGATGGCTTTTTTAGCTTTAAGCTTAGCGTGTTCTTGAAGTTTGGATTTCAAACTTTTTGCTATTTCTTGTATTACTTCTTGTGGTGTATAAAATTTTTTATTCATTGAATTCCTCAAAAATTAAAGATTTAGTCAGAAATCTCATCATCTTCTATTGTTTGCCATGGAGAACACTCATCTGCTATCTGATCATCTAGGTTTGATAGAATTTTGATACCAGCAGGAGAAGCCGTTTCTGATTCAGAGTCTTTTATTTTGGCCACCTCTATAATTCTGGTTGGAGATTTTACCCATTCCATTTTTGCCAAACCATTTAATTTTACTGTTCGCATATAAGTATTGTCTCCACCAGTAGCGTCTTTTACTATGTCTGTGCTTTGAAATCCGGCTAATTGAAAGCCATTGCCTTCAATGAGGGCTTCATTGTATCTCAAAAGCCCATATAAAACAACATCATGAAGCCAAATAGCATAAGCTGGCTCACCATGGGCCTTACATTCAAAAACGTATTCTTGCTCAAAGGTTCTGGCTTCAATTCTGGCTCTGTATAGTGGATACTGAGGGAATACACCTATTCTGGTCACTCCTGTCATGTCTAGAGTATCTAGGATTTTTACAGAGTTGTTGCCTATTATTTCTTCAACAGTGTAGGCATTTCCGTTAGATGGGTCTACTAAAAGCATTCCAGTGCCTACATCCTCGGTAGTAATACTGTCTGGAAAGGTAACTATTTTTGTGGAATCGTCATAACTGACTATATCAAAAGGCGAAACTATGTAGGCTATAGGTTTGTCAATCTCTTGGGGGTCTAGTTCCATAACTTCTAAGTCTTGATCAGCAAAGGTTCTGAGATCTTCTCTGTCAATAGAGTTACCCAGTTTAATAACTACGCATGGGTAGGAAAGAGAATCTAAACGTTTATTCATAAAAACATTAATTTTGTTACTTTTAAACCAATCTTTGATGTTTTCTATCTCTTTTTGGCCGTGCTTTTGAGCGAGAATGCTAGTAGTTTTAAGTTGCGAAAATATATGATCAATAAGCCAAGGCTCATGTCTTATATCTTCTAGCATAAGCTCTATTACTCTTTTAAAGAGTGCATCTCCTTGTGTAATCCCCATTATAAATCCTTACTTTTGTAAATAAAAATATACCCATACATTTGTTTATATTTTCCATTTAGACAACATGATAAATTTTTGCTATTTATAGAAAGATCTTCGGCGCAGGTGCTCTTGTTTTCCCAAGAACCCACAAATTCACCCTTTTTATATATTGCCTTTCTTCCTTTATTTGAAGATTGAACACAAATGGCCTTGTATACATTAAAGGTTTTTTCTTGTTTTTTTAATTTTGTTTTTTTTATTAAATTTGAATTTTTTTCTCTATATTCAGGGTCTTTCCATAATTTTTTAGTAGCGTTTCCTTTTTTTGCTTTAGCAATTTTGGCTTTTTCTTTTCCAAACCTTTCTTCCCATTTTTTGCCTTTTTGGGCTTTGTTATATTTTGTAAGGTCTGACCTAGATTGTCCATACATAGGATTTTTAGCGCCCGGCTTTGACATTTTTAATTTTGATTCCTTTGAATGTTTTTTGTTTAAACCGCCACTTGAAAGATTATAGCCACAGTTTACAGAGTTTTCTTTCTTAATTAAAATCTCTTCTTCAATGTTTAATTCATTAATATTATTGCATTTTTTTACAATTTCTATTTTAAAATTTTCTTTTCCGTATTTTTTAATAGCATTAGACAGTTTTCTACAATTAGAAGATTTGGAACAATGTTGCGTCCACCTTGCCGATAAAGATGTAGTTGTCTGGCCTATATAAACTTTATTATTTATTTTATTTGTTATCTTATAAACAATCATTAATTAAAGATTAAAGTAATATTAGTAGCTTTTTATATAAAAATATGCTATAATCTTTAATATATGAATAGTTTCTATGTGTACAGACATATCAGGCTAGATACCAATACACCTTTTTACGTAGGAAAGGGTAGAAGTTACAGGGCGAGTTTTAAAAACAAAAGAAGCCAATATTGGCAAAATATAGCTAATAAATATGGCTATAAAATAGAATATATTGTAGAAAATCTATCAGAAAATGAAGCATTTGCTAAAGAAATAGAATTTATTAGCTTATATAAATCGTTGGGATATTGTGAAGCTAACTTTACCGATGGCGGAGAGGGACCTAGCGGTTTCAAACATTCCAAAGAAACTAAAAAGAAAATGTCTAAAGCACAAAAAATTGCACAAAACAAACCAGAGCTAAAAGCTAAACTATCATCTATTAAAAAAAAATTATTCAATAAACCTGAATGGACAGATAAACAATCTAAAGTTTCCAAAAAAATGTGGCAAGACCCTAAATTTAAAGAAAAAACCTCAAAAGCTATAAAAAAAGCTTTAAACAAACCTGAATGGACAGATAAACAGTCTAAAATTTCCAAAAAAACATGGGATGCAAGGCTAAAAAAAAATACTTTTAATGTATATAGGGCCATAAAAATAAAAAAAGGTAACTATAAAAAAGGTGAATTTATAGGTTCTTGGTACAATCAAAGCACCTGTGCTAGAGATTTGCTCACCTATCAAAGTAATATCCAAGCCTGCTTATCTGGCAAAAGAAACATTCATAAAGGTTATATTTTTGAATATTGTGAGAAAAGTAATGTCTAATAAATATCTTAAACTTGATATAGATATTGCTGAAATAACCAAAGAATTTGAGTCTATTAAAAAGGAAGTAGCAGAAGCTGTGCAAACAGGGGCCGAAGCTTTGGCCAATATGCTTCATAGTAAGATAAATGAGCTTGCTACTGATGAGCTCAATACTCGTGCCAAATTATATAAGGAAAACGTAACTTTTGAAGAGGTACAAAAAGGCGTATGGGTAGTCACTTTGCTTCAACCAGCCTTATGGGTGGAAGAGGGGCAACAGCCCTACGACATGAAAGAGACTCATCTTGCTAAAAATGCTAAAGTTGGTAAGGATGGTTCCAGATATAAAGCCATACCTTTCGATAAAGCCAAGCCCCCTAGCCAGCAATCCGATTCAGCCAACAAAGTTACTGATCAAATCAAGACCCATCTTAAGGCTAACAAAATACCTTTCAGAAAATTAGAGTTAGACGATAAGGGTTCCCCTAGGCTGGGCTTGCTACATAAGTTCTCACTAGACTCTGATAGACCTAGTGCTAGAAGTAAAAGTCCAGGATTGCAGAATGTTAGCATATATCAAACAAAAGACTCTACTGGCAACGTCAGAAGAGATTTGCTAACATTTCGTGTGATATCTGACAAATCAAACAACTGGCAGCATCCAGGAAATCAGCCAGTTAATTTGTTCAATAAAGCACTAACTTGGGCCGAAAAAGAATGGGAGAATAAAATATTACCAGATATTTTAGCCTCTTTTGATAAAAAATAATAATTTCATATAGTTTCCTCCAAAAATAAAACTAGCTTTTTAGATTGAATCGTGATATTCTTTTAACAACAAAGGAGAATAGTATGGGCTTTGTTTTATTCTTAATTGCAATATGTTGTGTCATATATATAGAAAAAGAAACCAAAGGTTTAACCCATTTAATTGGCTTATTAGTTGATTTCTTTGAGGCTGTTTATACACTATTAAAGCTAAGCTTGAAACTGATAAATTGGGTTATAAAAATAGCACCTAAATTACTAAAAATATTATACACCAATCTGCACTGGTTTTTATTGTCACTGGCTGGGCCGTATTTTTATTTAGCTTTTCAACTTGAAGAGGTTTTTTGGGTTGAGTCTTTTGAATTATTTATAAAAATGTTTATTTTTGGATTAGATAAAAACCCTTTATCTATGGTTTTATTTTATATTGGTACATATGGTTTGTTAATTACCTTAAAGGAAAGATTTTATTTATACAAAGCTGGAAAGATAAAGATAAAAGAAATTTTAAATTTTTAGGCATCATACCCCTTCAGAAGGTTTCTTTTTACCCCTAGGTCTGGCTTTACCGTGATCTAAATCTCCAGTGGTTCCATCTATAGAGATACCTTTCTTGTAATCTATGGTTCTACGTCTGCCATAAGAGCCTTTGTATTTTAATTTGCCCTTAGCATTGGTTGCGCCATAAGGCATTTGTTTACTTCTGACGTGCTTTGTAGCTCGGGTAGGTAGTGTGCTGCTTCCTACCCCTGCGGCTTTTTTACTTCTTGAGTCTCCTCTTCAGAATCTTCAGAATCTTCAGAATCTTTAGGGTTTTCTTCAAAGTCTTCTTCTGTATCATTTTCAGGAGTCTCTTCAGAAGACTCAGAACCAGAACTAATATGTTTAGCCATATCAATCATGCTTCTAATAAATTCTACCAAAGAAGCATAGCTGTCTGGATCAGTTTCTTTCATTGCTTCAATGCTGTCTTTATTAGCTTTAAGTGTATTAAGGGTATCAATTAATCTAGCCTTAGCATCGTCCATGTTGGCACTTTCAGGTTGATCATTAAGGTCTTGAGAAAGTAAATTAAAAAGCTCTTGTTCGTCATCGCTAAGATCGGGCTCATCAACCATATCTGGATCATTTTCGTCAAATTCGTTAAGGTCATCTCCAGACTCATCAATTCCATCATCACAGTCTTCATCACCTGGATGGCATTCACTCTCATCAAGTTCAGGTATTTCAGCTGTTTCTTCAATATCGTCTTCGTCTTCTATATCTCTTTCAGCCATTGCAGCATCGTCTTCTTCTGCAATTTCTTCTTCATCAGTTTCACTTTCCGTAGAATCATGAAGTTCTTTTTCTTCAGGAGTAAGACCCTCTTCGTGCTCAGGAATTCTGTCTTCCATTTCTGGAACTTCTTCAGAGTATTCATCAGCAACTTCTTCATCAGCATTATCTTCTACTTCAGAGGCAGTAGCTTCACCTTCAACAAAGTCTTCTTCAGCAACGTCACCTTCAGGTGGAATATCTTCGCCTTCAGCATCTTCAAGTTCATCAGATTCTTCAGCTTCTTCATGGTTAACTTCACCGTCACCATCAAGATCATCTTGTTCTGGATCAATTTCACCATGATCTTCTTCTAAATCAGGAGTACCATCATTGTCAAGATCTTCTTCTTCGTTTTCCATAGAATCAGCTGCGTTTTTATTACCAACAAGTGAATTAGCCGCATCAGCAAGTGAGTCACCAATGCCACAAACTAAATCATGACCACTTAAATTTTTATAATTATTTTTAACTTCTTCTAATCCTTGAAGGGCTTCTTCTGGAACCATAGCAATAACTTCGTCAGAAGTTCTAGATATAATAGTACCTCTAGAGTTTTCTACCCAAGAAGCAATAACGTCTGAAGCATCATGCAGGCTTCTAGAGGCCTGAGAAAGACCAACATGATCATTGGCATTAATATGGTCGATAAGCTTCTGAGAAACATTTGAAGCATTAAAGGCTACAAACTTGGTTGTACTTCTTAACTCAGGATTAGGATTGTACATCTCTTTCCCATTTTGAGCAGCTTGAGCATCTGTGCCTTCGGATTTTTCAACACTTGCATTTTCATTAATTTTATTTTTTATTTTTTTCCATTCATTTTGGTGATATTCAGCAGACTTTGCATGCATTTTAGATGTATTAGGGTCTCTTTTTTTTGATTCTTTTGCACTATAAGCATGTCTATTATATTCTCTATCGTGATAATCTAGCATAGATTGTAAATTTTTCATTTCTTTACCCTTTTCAAACTTTGTAGAAGCATATTTATATTTTCAGGATCCCAACCTTTAGAGAATTTGAGCTTAACTCCGTTTTCTGTTTTTTTTAACCATACTTTTTTGTTTCTATCATCTCCTGAGCAAATACATCCAGAAACCCAGCCATCAGTATCAAACAAAGAAGAGCCACAATCACCACATACAGCTTTTTCAGATTTTTCAAAAGAAATCTCAAATTCTTTTTTTGGTTCAGGTTGCTTTTTAGCATCTAGGAAGCGTCTGAGTTTTAATTCTTTTTTCTGATTTTTCTGATCGTCCATATCTCTCTGCGCCTCCAAATGAGCAAGAATTCTGTTTAGCTTGTCGTTTATAAACTGATCTCTAGCCTCTCTTATTTCCATTCTGTTCGAAACAACATTATTTATAAGATCATAAACTTTCAATCTTTCATCTATAATTTCTTGAAGTTTAATAGTATTGTCTGCTGGGTTTTCTTGTTTTTCAGCCACAGGAGCGTCATTAAAATCATAAAGCTCAAAGCTGGTCATAAGAAGCATAGCCATTCCTGGGATACTTCTGTATTTAAAAGTGTATTTTACTTTATTGTCTTGTCTAATTTCACCATTGTAATCATCTGGGCCATGTTTATTAATTGTCCAGTTAGAATTGGGAGCAAAAGGAATATCAGCTTCTCTTACGTCACCATTATTCATGCCAGCTACACAATTAGAGACAAAAGATAGGATTGTTCTAGGCACTACTTGCATAGCTATTTCTAACTCCCTAGGATCTAGGGCAGTGTTTGTAGTAGGCTTGTATATCTCAAACTTTTTCAGTTCTTCAAAGATATCTTCGCCTAATAAATTTTTACAAATAGTACGATAGTCCTTCATTTATCTTCCTTAAGGGTAAATAGGTGACTCTATCGTACTGTCATCCTCTATCAACATTGCACCAGCAGCAGTGATAGTGTCGTAAGGACCAGTGTTTACTACGCTTCCAACAGGAGCAAGACCAGCAGGCACTATTACACTTTTGTATAGACCAGTGGAGTCTTCAAGGGTATAACCAGCAGCAGCCAATTGAAGCATAATTCCTTTCCCAACATAAGTAGCTGTGCCACCTAAAAAATGAGTAGTGGTTGTTGAAGTTACTTCGATTGCTTTTGGAACTGGAAGTACAGCTTGCATTTGTTTCTGAGCACCAGTAGACTCATTAAACTGGATATTGCTGATAGAGCTTGGATCAGTTGTGCCTTTTGTTCTTCTTTTGCTTGACATATTTTTTTCCTCTTTAATTAAAGATTAAAGCTTCTGTATATCTGTAAATATAACCATACATTTGTGGATAAGTGCTTGGATTATTAAGAGATTTTGCAAAATGTCTGCTTATATTTAAATTATCTGCACAGGTAACTTTATTGGACCAAACGCCCACTAGTTTCCCCTGTTTATATACAGCCTTCTTACCTGGGCTGGCTTTTTGCACGCAGATGGCTTTGTATACCTCAAACTTTCTTTTATTCTTTTTGAGGTTGGCCTCTGAAATGTTTTTCTTGTTGTTGGTTTTTGTACTTAATTCGTATTTTCTGCTTAGGAAATTATCAATATTGTCGCCTACATATTCGAAAACGTATCCTCTGTAGGTTTTATTGTTTTTATTGAGACAGCTACTAATAGACTGAGCCTGGATTCCCAAATCCTTAGCACAAACACTTTTGTTTTCCCACATTCCAATCAGGCTGCCTTTTTTGTACTTTTTTCCCTTTTTACCATTGTTCTTTATTAAAATAGCAAGGTATACCCTAAAGGGCTTGCAGTGTTTTGCCAAAAGCTTCTTGGAGAGCTTTTCCCTGGTTTCTGCTGAGTTCTTTGAATTGTTTCCACCGTGTCTTATATTATAACCATTTCTTATGGAATTGTGTTTGTTTATCCAAAACACCTCTTGATTGTTTAGTTCACTTAAGCTGGAACAATTTTGTATAATTTCTGCTTTGAAGTTTTCCACCCCATACTTTTGGATGGCCCTGTATAGTTTTCTTTGAGAGAAGTCCCTGCAGTGCTCTTTCCATCTTTGTGCAAGGTCCCTAGTGGTCTGGCCTATGTAGGTTTTGCTGTTGATTTTGTTGGTGATTTTATAAATAACCATTACTCATCGTCCACTATATTCATATTTACCTTGATAGGAGTATACGAGGGAGCAATTTCGTCAGGTTTTTCTTTGGTTCTTTTTGTTTTTTTCTCAGTATTTTCAGGCTTTTGAGAATTAACTTGATTGTGGTAGACGTACTCGCGCTGTACTACAGCATAATAAGGCATTCTAGCCGTTTTTCTAATTCCGCCTTCAGTTACTCTGCCTACTCTTAACTCATTAGGAATAGAAAGTATATAATAGTGAGCATTATATAAATATCTTATTGAATATACTCGACCCTTTCCTGTATCTGGATCAATTCCTGGATTTTTTTGTCCAGGAAGCCATTCAATGTTTCCACTAGAGTTAACTTTAAAATGTCTGCCAGCTATATATTCTATACCCTGAGAATCTTCTAAGTATTCCACACAAGTAATAGGAAATTGAGCCTGATCAGTGCCGTTAGGATTATATGTCATTTTTTGCCAATTAGGGACCTCAACATCAGCATCTTTGATGTAAACTCTATCTCCAGGTGCTAAGTGTATTCTTTTGCCACCGCTATCTTGTCCATTTTTATTATAAAAACGAGGCATTATCAATCTGGCCACTGATTCATCAAACAAGCCACCATCAATGGCATTTTTGTTCTTGTTATTAGAAACCATAGCAGCAGTAAATTCACCAGCACAGATATACTTAAAGCCATTAGATGCTGAAATATCAGCAGCATCAACCTTCCTGTAATCGCCACGCTCCTTTATACCAACAGAAGAAGGTACAGCTTTATAATGGATAAAATCCACACCTTGACTATTTACAAATTTTTCATCCTGATCAAGATTTATGGTAACTTGCCAATCAATATCTGGATTAGAAACTAACTGGTTGCCTTTTGGTTTTTTATTTGCCATTATTTTCTCCAATGTATTCAAAAATATAGCCCTTATGTGCCATTCTTTTACCAATCAATACGGAAGAAATTTTTTTATTACAAATTTTTAGATCTTCAGCACAAGTTGTTTTGTTTTCCCAAGTTCCTATTAATTTACCTTTTTTATAAATTCTGCCTTTGACACCACCATTATATAGTAGAATACTTTCATAAACATTAAAAGGCTTTTTTCTTTTTTTTAAAAGACCTAAAACAGAATTTTTTATATTTTTATCCCTAATTTCTGGATTATTCCAATTTTTTAAGGCTCTTTTAGAAGCTTTTAATTTTTCTTCTTTTGTGTTTTTGTTTTTTTTTAATTTTTTAGATATATTTTTTTTATGTTTAGGGTTTTGCCACATTTTTTTAGATTTTTTAGATATCTTATTTTTTGTCTCCTTGGAGTGTTTGCTGTTTGCACCGCCAGTGGCCAAATT